ACCCTCTAAAGGTGTCTCTATAAGAGACAAAGGTATAGTCTTTAGGGTCAAGCTGAAAGTAATACAAGAACTTCTTAAACACTGGCTCATTGGCAGCGAATACAAAGTTTTTCATTTGAGGTGCCTCTTTATTACTTCAATTATTGAAGGCATATGAATATTCAAGTACATATTCCATATCCTATTTTGAAGAGCTCCAGCTATAGTACCTACAGTTACTCCTTGATTAGAGTACTTGTTAATCAAGTCTTCAAGCTCATTCTCAAATGTATCTGCTATAGATACTTGGTCCTTTGCTACTACTTTGAGTTTCTTTTCAATACAATTACAAAACTCATAGCTATCATTCTCTATAGAATAAACTAAGGGTTCGCCACAAGCGAGGCATCTACCATCATAAGTAGCATGACTATTTTTATAGTTATCTTTCATACTTTCACCTTCTTAGCTTCGCCCCATGAGGGACCTTTGAATACATCAACCAACAAAGGAACTGTAATAGGAATGCCATGCTTATTCAAGCAATTAACCATGATGTCATTAATCTCCTTGAATTGCTTCTCTTCGGTTAAGTCAACGAAATCCAGCTCATCATGCACAGTCAAGGAAGGCACATACCCAGCTTCATGCACATCAATCATGGCCAGCTTCAGCATATCAGCACAAGAACCCTGGATAAGACTATTCATAGCACGGTAACAGAAGTATCGTACAATAGGGTAATCAAACTCAATCATGGCTTCATCTTTTTTCTTAGGTACAATTCCGGGTGCCCATTTCTTTGGGCCCCACAGATTAAACCTCTTTCGTCGTCCAGCCAGGGTTTTGATGTAGCCACGAGTCTCAGCAAGATTGCTAGCTTTATCGGTTAATGCTTTTACGAAGGGCACATTGGCATGGTATTGAGTGTAAATCTTCTTGGCTTCAGCCATACTTACACCAAGCTGGTCTGCCATCTTTCCCATGCCCATACCATAAGCAAGACCTAAGTTCATTGTTTTAGCAGTCCCTCTATCAATCTCTGCCATATCTGCTACCATCTGATGATAGTCTGTTTCTGGTGCATCATTGTACAGCTTTACTGCGTCCTTTGCTCCTATGAGATTGGAGATATTTGCGTAATGGACAGTGACACGGGGCTCTTGCTGTTTATAGTCAAATTTACCCCAAAAACAGTTTTCCTCTGAGACAAACAGACTTCGAATAAGTGGAGCCAATTCTTCATCTCTCGCTGGGACCTGTTGTGCATTTGGATTAGCCGATGCAAAGCGGCCTGATTTAGTACCACCGTCATCTGTCTTTGATTGTCTGAAGGTTGGATAAACTCTTCCATTTTTTGCCATTCCCATGATTTTGGATTCAACGAATACTGCACCACTACGGTCAAGTTTACGTATACGAGAGATACGAGAATAGAACTCAGAGTCTTTCTGCTCTTCAAGCCAAGCAGACTCGAAAGAAGGATTACCTTTGGCTGTAGAAGGATACTTGAGACCAAGCTGAGTAGCTGCTGCTGCTATGTCTTGCCCAGACCAAACATCTACTTCTCTTCCTACAACATGAATAAGATTGATAGTCTCTTGAGCTTGTTTTTTAAGAAGAGAGTCACGTACTTGTTGAGCTTTATCGATGTCAACTGGGACACCTTTAAAACGCATATCAAGCAATACATCCACAATAGGAGTTTCAATCTTGTAAAAGAGATTATCAAGTTCATCCAGGGTTAGGAGAGGTTGCTGGAGCTTGAAGATATCTAGAGCATCCTTAGCATCAGCTGCACCATACTCCGCCACATCACTAGGATGAAACCTCCAAAGGTTCTCCTTAATCTTTGACTTGGCAATGCCCATACGTTCAGCTGCAAGTTCCAGCTTTACTTCATACTTGGTTTTCTTCAGATATTTCAAGCACAAAGAATTAAGGTTGTATTCCTTTTTTTCTTCGTCAAGCAGCCACTCTGCTATTTGAATATCATATTTAGGGCCTTTAACGAAGACTCCTTCAGCTCTAAGCCATTCGAGGTCATAGATAATATTAGCGCCAACTTTAGGAGCAGAAGTATTAAGATTATCTTTAAGATAAGCAACAAACTTCTGGATATCAACGTTGTCTCCAGTTTCATGACGCATAGGATAGTAACAGTTAAAATCAGAGGTAGCAATAGCAACTCCAAGCAGATAACCGTCTCCACGTACACCCCCTGGACCCTTGCTTGTAAGGTTCGGGTCCTTTGTTTCTACGTCAATGCCTATGATATCATAGGACTTAAGGTCTGGGAATTCAGTTGGAACTTTCCATTCACTCATTCGTCTAAACCTGTTTCTATATATGGTGTATCAATATGGAGCTCTATCCAAGAGCTATGCCAATCTCCTTTATGGTCCATAGAAGGAGGATGCCTAGCAAACCAAAGCTTCCTTGCTTCTTTATTATGAGAAGACTCTTCTAGAAAGACCACTCGTTTGCACGAAGTTTGGAGCAAGAGCTTTGTACATTGGACACAGGGACTGCATGTGACGTAACATGTGTCGATTTCCTGTACATTTTGGCATTGTAGCAATGCATTCTGTTCGGCATGTATAGCTTCACATAAGTAGAGTGAAGTACCTGAACCAGAAGCATGGGAAGCTCCAGGACAAGGATTATCGGTGCAATGAGGCAGAGAGTTAGCAACACCGTTATAGCCAGTGCTAAGGACATGCCCAAGCGAATTAACCAACACACAGCCAACTCTACGCCTTGCACAAGTTCCCCTTTCAGCTATTACACTCGCAACAGCAAGCCAAGTTTCATCTTTTGTAGGTCTCACAGTCTTACCTCTGTTGGCAAGCCTTTATTAACAATGAGCTCTTCAAATTTCATTACTTGTTGCTCAGCCTCTTGAAAGAGCTTCTTAGCTTTGTCTGATTGCTCTTCCTCAAGACGCTTCTCCACAAGACGAGTATACCCGATAATGTCATGCCAGTTATCGAGATAAGTTGGGTCTCCATTGAGGATACGCGCAATCTTATGTTGCACCATCTCAAGAGCTTCTTTCATATCTGTGTCAAGCTTATCCCAGTTAGGAGTAGACCACATACTTTTCTTAAGCATCTGAGCAATATCCGCATGGTCACTAAATGCTCCGTAAGTCTTCAAACGTCCCGCGAGAGTTTCGTCTATGTTACCCATTAGTCACGTTCCTTAGTTTCAGGTGTATAAAGAGGTCCAATCTCTGGCCAATCTTCTGTTCCGTCTAAACTTCTATCTTCTTCCTCATGCTCTTCAATCTCGTCATCTGGTTCTTCGAGATTTGGTTCACTCATACAAGCAAGTCCTTGAACTGTGGTTTAAGCCATCCTTTTGGCTTTTTGAGGTCTATGTTGAACCCTCGAGAAGATTCTTTGGCATTGACTACAGGTTCTTTGAGCATATTCGCCTTATGAACCCTGTGCCAAGCTTCTTGCCAGATAGAGCTAGAGGCAAATTTACCTGGTCCAGGGTTTGTGAATCCCATAAGGTCTGCTGTACCAAGAAGAACATACTGAAGGTCAATGAGACCATCTAGTGCATCTTCTAGATTCTCTTCATACAACTCCGAAGCATCCTCAAACTTATAGTCTTCAGAATTAATAGGATAAAGCTTATACCCACAAGCTTTAGCAGTTTCAAGAAGCTCTTCCAGCATAAAGTTTAGACGCATTTGCATAAACTTCTCAGGCAAGAATCCTGGAGTTTTGAGACGAGCTTTTCCATGGCCCATCTTATCATGAAGTTCAGCTACATGGTGTATGGAGCTCATTTTAGTTTCTTTCGTTAAAGGAATTGGGACGATTGGTAAGTGCTTCAATATCGACAGAACATTCTTTGCAGACTTGAAGTCCATTAGACATATTGCATAACTCTTTATACTCAAAGCAATTATCACAGCTTTTTTTGAGTTTGAGAATTTTACTAGACCCAGGAACAATAGGCCTATTGACCACGTATCGCCATTCAAATCCAGAAGTTACCTTAATCATTTCTTTTTACCTCTATTTAACTTAATGAAAATCTCTTCAATAGTCCACTTCTTTTTGTTCTTGTAGTAATCGAAGAGCTGAATTGAAATGTTCCAATCATCTGCCCAGTCTTCTTTATGCTTTGTAACTCCATTCAGAGTGTACATAGCAGTGATAGGGCGACCTCTTTTCCTTTGAATAGAGTCGTACAGTTGCTCTCCACAATGAGGACACTTACCTGCCTTTCTCATGGCTTGAACTCATAGAGATAAGTAAAATGAGTTTGCAGTGTATCTATATGGGTCCAGGTAGGTGTTCCTTGTTCCATGCGTCGAATCCTTTGAAGCTTCCCTTGAGCATGCCTTTCTCTAATGAACTTTTGTACTTGTGATGCAGCCATAGTAGGGCACTTCACATCAAAAGCACAACCGAGACGGTGACCAGACCACTTAGACCCAATAAAGCAGTCAATAGTCCGAAGGCCACTCCACTCATATTCTCCTCCATCATACCAATTATTCACAATCAAAGGTCTGTTGAGCTCATGCCTTAAGTCATCAAGAGCCATCAAAGCTTCTTCTCGAAAGAACATCTGAGCTTGTTTGCCGAACTTCTCATATGTCTTTCTATCAACTAGCTCTTGTATTTGGAAGTTCTTTAGTGTGTACATACTATCCCTTTGGTGTAGGCAACCCTGGTGCAATAGTCAACCGATATTTCTCGGTCGTACTTTCCCACTTAATGAAAGTATAATGCCATGCACTGTGCTGTTTATACTTGGGAAATCTTTTCTTTACTTCATCTGTTACTACTTGCACCAACAGTTTGTCTATCTGTGGCTTTAGGTTCTGTGCTTTTTGGTTTAACCCTCGGTTGACCAGCTCTTCCCAGGGTACTTCCATGTTGAATGGTTCTGTCATGCCATGCTCATGAGTTCGGATTTAATCCTTGCAATATACTTGAAGTAGACCGAATAGTCGTACTCAAAGGTTTCAGAGATAGCCTTCTTGTATATCTCATGGATGTCCATGAAGTCATCCATCTCATAGACACTCGAGTCCATGTCTGCATAGCAAGGGCCATCCCAAAGCTGCATATCTACCCGTACATTAGTAGTTACTTTGTCTTCTGGTCCGCTTCTGTAGTCTCTAATCGAATAGACTACGTACTTGATTTTCTTCATAAGGAAGCAAGCTCCTCAAGGATTTTGTTCAAGTAATTCTGCCATTTTTCACGGCGATAATCAAGGAATTCCTTTGGTACTTTTTTAAGGATAGAGTCTATAAACCCTACTTCAGCAAAGTCACAGTTAATAGACCCAAGATATTTGTAATTTTCATCTTTCACATAGCCTATGCTAATAGACACAGACTGTTTTCCATTCACTTCCAGCACAGCCATAATGAAGACTGACAGTTTCATTTGAGGTCTCTTTTTTGATATACTGTGTCTAAGTTCCCATCTGTTAGGAGCTTAATGATTTCTTTTTTATAGGTCACTAAGAACTTAAAGACAGCATGAGGATAGAATGGGCACTTTTGATAGACAAATTGCAACAGATTCTTATAGACTTGTGAATCTATTTCTATATCAAAAGGTTGGTTGCTCATGCTTTTACTTCAAATTTCATTTTTGGATGGTGAAGATAGTTTGACAATCTGTATTTCTGGGTAAGTTCATCTGATTTAACCCATTCAAGTATATTATCAAGACTATGCTTTTCCCAAATTAGCTCAGGAAGAATCTTTGGTTCTCGTGAAAGCAATTCTTCAATTCCGCTCATGTGCTCTTCATAAATATGAACATCTCCCAGTTGTCCTACAAGGAACCTAGGATTCATATTCACTTCAATAGCTACCCATTGAAGCAGAAGAGCATACAGAAGGATGTCATAAGGTAATCCAATGACAGTATCACAGCTTCTCTGTCTCCAAATCAAGTCAAGGTCTTTCCCATTACTTATGAACTGGAAAGAATCATGACAAGGAGGAAGGGCCATGTCTTCAATGTCAATCGGATTCCAGGCAGAGACCAACATACGACGAGACAAGGGATTAGTCTTCAGGGTTTCTATGACTTCCTTGAGCTGGTCTGGACCCTTCCTTGACCACTCTCCTTCAATCATTCGACCATTGAAGTTCCGCCATTGTGAACCATAGATTGGTCCAAGGTCATAAACTCCTTTGTCATCTTCTAAATTATAGTCAGGAAACTTACTTCTCCATTTATCCCAAAACTTACAACCTCGTTCTTGCAGCCAGCGCACATCTTGCAAACCCTGGAGAAAGAACCGAAGCTCCGTAATAGAGTGCTTGAGGCTCATCTGACGGATAGTAAGGATAGGAAAGCCTTTCCTCATATCATGACGGAACTGTTCTCCTGTGATAGAGTAGGTCTTTCCATTGCGACCTATCTTCTCTTCACCATTAATCAGAACATTGGATAGGATTCGTTTGTACTCTTTCATATTCCCAATTGTTTGTTAATGAATAAAAGTTCATGATTTAGGATTTTAATTTCACCTAAAGTCACAGTCTTGCTATATCGTTTGGCAATTAGCTCGTCTCTTTTAAGAACGAGCTCTTTCTGTTCTTTAGAAAGTTGCATTACCAAGTCTCCATTTGAAGGATGGTGTGAGGAGTGAGATTGGCTTTGTTCAAACTGGTCAGGGTTTCTGGAGTGCACAAGGGACCAATAGTAATCTTTCCAACTATCTTCTCGAGGTTGTATAGACCGTGCTCGCGATGACGATTAGCATCTGCCATAAGCTTAGCATAATCGTCTTGTGGTTCTTTGATTTTCTTTACAATGTTCTCTGCTTCGTAAAGCAAGCCTTCAATTTCACGAGTAGAATTAGAGTTGTTCATTAGCACATATCCTCACAGTTATGGAACCAGTTGTAACAATCAAACCAATACATTAGATTCTCCCGAGTTCTGCCCAGTACTTTGCAGCACACATGGCACGAATTTTAAGAGCCTTTTTCATAGTCAGGATTTCTGCAATACCTAATTTTCGATTAAAGTCTCGATAGTCTGCAGAATGAAATTGAGGTGTACTGTTTTCCATATTATCCTTTCTGGAACGTACTTATATAATATAACATAAAGTTCAAAGAAAGTAAACATATGACTTTTGAAAAGGGAAATGTTGCTATGTTTTCTATTTTTAGAAAATATTAATCGTAGGAATCTCTTTACGAATAACTTCGCAAAGTTTAGCATTCATTTGCTTACGAGCAGCATCAGCAGCAGCAGCATCAGCAGCAGCAGCAGCATAAGCAGCATAAGTAGCATAAGCAGCAGCAGCATAAGTAGCAGCAGCATCAGCAGCAGCATAAGCAGCATAAGTAGCATAAGCAGCAGCAGCATAAGTAGCAGCAGCATCAGCAGCAGCATGTCTAGCCAGGGTTTGAGTCTCTTTACATGGATTGAGAAGATAAGCTTCAGCCGCTTCTATTGCTTTCTGTGGCCGATTTTGAGGGTCTTTTGAAAGATGAATGACTTCTTTAGCACAATTAATAGCGATTCGTACCCATAAGTTTTTATTGTTTTCATATTGAGGACATTTTCTAAGAACCCAAATCATCCAATCAGACTTCTCAGTAGTATCATACCATTCTTGAGGAGTCTTTTTATGAGCTTCTTTATACCCTTCAATACAAGCTGAATGTTTCTTAAGGAAGCTTTGCCATTGGATGATTTCTTCGTTTCTTTTTGCTTTGTCTAAGGCTTCATTAGGAGTCATTATCTATCCTTTGTTGTCTGTCTCATCAGGCATAGTAGACTATCTCTATGCTAACCATTTTTGGTTTTCGACTTAAAATAGAAAACCCTACTCTAAAGGGATAAACTTCAGAGTAGGGAACCTGGCATCCACGAGGGATGAGCGGTTTTTACTGTCCCATCGAAGCCAGCAATTCCTTGCGGTCTGCTTCAGGCAACTTGGCAAGCATATCCATGAGCTTCTGCTTACGTTCCATCGGCGAGATGACTTTCTTAGGAGCAGCATTGCTTCCAATCCGGTCAAGGAAAGCGAAGCTCAGCAACTGATGCATATACGAAGCGAACACCTTGTCTCCAGATTCGGAACCAATCTTCGCAGACCAGGCAGCCAGCAAAGTAGCACGTGCTACAATCTGTTTGCCACCAATTTCCTGCTTGGTTTCATCAACCGCATCCACAAGGGCACGCAGCTGAGGAGACAGACGGTCACGATTCGTAGGAAGCGAGACAACCTCATAGGCAGAGGAAGCCTTGGGCTTCTTTTCCGTAGCAGCACCAGTCACACCTTCAGCGGTGTTAACAGCTTCAGCAACGGGAGTGGATTCAACAACTTCACTGGGATTCGATTTAGCCTTGGCCATGATATTTATCCTTTTTTCTTGGTTTTACTCAAGGAGTTTTCTGTTTTCCTTGATGTATATAATATAACACAAATTTCAGTTAAAAAATAAAGAAAAAACATGAATTTTACTACAAAACTGGAACTTAAAGTTCCGCTTATAGTTTCTAAAAGTAACTATCGCATACAACCTCCTCGAGTTTTGGTATTGGTAAAGTCATGGATATTGCCCAGATAATGGAAGTCTGGAATATTCAGTTTTAGGTAGTTTCGCTGTCTTCGAGCAATAAAACTGTTTGGTCACAGTCGATATCTATTGTCAATTCTACTTTTTCAGTCCAACCAATAGTATCACCTTGAATAAGAACTTCAATATTTCCATGCTTTACTTGCAAAGCTACTAGTTTAGACACTAGTTCTACGAGTTTCATTATCGTTTGTCCTTTGCTTTTTGTTTAAGTTTCTCTTTGAGCAGTGCTTTGAAGAATCTGGCTATTTTATCGCTTTCATGTTCATCAAGGTCCAGGGTTTCTAAGAGCTTCGTGAGAGAGTTCTGGAGTTCTATCCAGGACTCGAGAGTCGTTGGGAGTTTAGGTATTGGTTTAGGCATTGAATAACCCTGATTGTTGTGTTATCAAAGTCCCAAGGTCCATTATATAGTTCTGAAGAAATTCTGCTTTAGCATCCGTCCAATCCTGAGCTCGAAACCATTCCTCGGTGCATTCAGAACCAAAGTCTCCAGTCTCCATACATTCACGGATAAGTTCAGTCAGGCACTCCTCCCACGCATCCTTGAAGTTTTGTACTACCAGGGTTTCTAAGATTTCTCTTGTCATGTAACCTTTGGAAGTGTTCATTAGTTATCATCCTCATTGTGATAGAGCAAGAGAGCATCGTGGTATATTGGTGGAGTTTCATTGCTCCCATTCTCTACTATGTCTGCTTGAGTTATTTCAGATGAAAAATATTCTCCTTCCTTGTTCATAAGGAGGACATAGATTAATGCTTCATCCTCCATATCGTTTATCAATGCCTTCAATTCACTGATTTTCATACTTTGTCCTTTGTACTATGTTCTGTGCTTATGTTATAATATACTGTGTTTTGTATTTATATAACACAGTATTATATTGAGATTTTTGGAACAAAACGTTCCGCTTCATTTTGAGACAGTGTATAGCTGGTGGTGTAGATTTGTCTGTTGGAGACAGGTTATTGTGCCTAGAATATATATTTAAAAGAAAAACAAAATTTGTAAAAGTTATTTTATATTTAAGCAATAACCAATATTATTTGTACAAGTGCTTGCAATATAACAACTTACGAAGATTTGAGGAGCAATATCTGGTGGTAACAGTTTTCTGTTAGATTGGAGATAATTTTTAACGTCGGTTGTTTATCCAATAGTGCCTTATTTTAAGAAGAACAAAAAAGGTTGTTGTTATTACTTACTTTGAAAAGTGCAATATGTGCAATAACCTAAGTTTTTTCTCCAAATTCGTCATTCAGATTTACCTATCCCCAATATCCGACCAATATTATTTTCTTGAGTAAAAACCCTGGACAAAGCCCACAAATTCTATCCTCCGATTACCATAAGCAAAGGACAAAAGACACCTACTAGATATCATTTATCATCAGCTCAATAGCCTCGAGATAGACTGTAAAGTTAATTCTACACAATAGAAAAAGCCACTGGCCTTTCAGCCAGCAGCTATGTCACAGATGTCAGTTGTTATTAGTCAGCCAACTGTTCTTCAGCTTCAGCAATGTCAAGCTTGTTGATAATCTTTGCATTGCCTTTGGCAGTTTCATCATCCATCACTTCAGCAAGCTTTTCAGCTTTAGCAAGCAGTGCCATTTGCTTAGCAATCATTTTCTTCAGTTCATCAATTGTTGGTTCTTTTTTCTCTTTGACATTCAATCTGTCAAGGAAAGCAAACTGAATCAGCTGATGAATATAGCTGGCAAAGACTTTGTCATTGGATTCCATGTCAATGTCCGCCAACCAAGACTTATAAACTTCATCTCTGTCAATCACTGATTTGCCATCTACATCAGACTTCAAGAAGTCAATGGTATTCACCAATGCCAGCAGTTGAGGTGACAGTCTGTCTTTGTTGGTAGGAAGAGATATGACTTCATATTGGATAATTGCTTTGGCCATTTGATTAACTCTCTTTATAAGTGAGAACTGAATTATTCTCTCTTATATAATATAACTCAAAGTCTAATCCAAAGGTTAAAGAAAATAATATATTTTTGGAACAAAAAGTTCCGCTCATTTGTGCACTAGTATGAAGAGTTAAGCTATACTATATAGTGTACTATTATTTAACCTCGAGCCTAAACCGTATGCACTAGAACAGTTCATGCTAGAACCATTGTTATAACAATCTCTGTTCTAACAGAGGTATGCTTTAGAACAGTCTTAGTATGAATGGTTCTAGTATATACTGTTGTTCTAACAAAGGTCGTTGCAACGAATGTCATTTGTCATATGTTTGCCATTCGAGAGATAATGACAAAGTGGGGGGTATGAGTGGTTTGGTGCGCATGTAGGGTGGAGGGGGTGTCATATGCGGGGATGGCCCGTACAAAGGGCAACTGACGCAGCTCTCATCGTGCTCAACCTTCAACCAAGGATAAATGTCAAAGTACAGATTCCACTGTTCCGAAGTCCAAACTACACGAATCAGCAACTTTAAACCAAAGTAATATCATGGGTGTACTTTGTTCTCGTTACGTGTTATATTATATATAGGGAAAATATGGCCGATGCAATCAAGAAATCCAGCAAAAAAGCTCCAATACAGTTTCTGCAGGATATCGTAAATAATGAAGGTTTACCTGATGCAGTACGTGCAGATGCGGCAAAGGCTTTACTTCCCTACACGGCGAAGAAGACTTCTGAAACCCTGGAAACGGTTAACCGGAATTATCACATCTCAGACGAACGGCTTAAGGCGCTAACCGATGATGAACTTGTCCAACTCTTCAACCTTCTTAAAAAATGCTCCGTCACTGGAGACAGTGGAGATGGAGATTCAGAGGCGGAAGTACAACATGATTGAGAAGTACTACCCCGAAGAAGGAAAGTTGTCGAGGCACGCGTATCCGAAGCATATGCAGTTCTTTAAGGCTGGGATAGAGCATAGAGAACGCTGCATGATGGCAGCTAATCGTGTTGGTAAGACTGACGGAGCTTGCTACGAAGTCACTTGTCATTTGACGGGTAACTATCCTAAGTGGTGGGAAGGTCGTAAATTCAATCATCCGGTTGACGTATGGCTCTCGGGTGATACGAGTACGACTGTCCGTGACATTTTGCAGAAGAAGCTGTTTGGAGAGTATAATGACATCGGTTCTGGGTTTATCCCAGGGGCTAAAATCTTTAAGACTACGAATAAATCGGGGGTTAGAGAAGCCCTGGATACTTTTGCGGTTAGGCATGAAACAGAAGGACGGTTCGATAGCTATTCAACGGGTGTGATGAAATCTTACGACCAGGGCCGAAAGTCGTTTCAAGGAGGTAAGCCTGATATTATCCTCCTTGATGAAGAACCCCCTCAGGATGTATATACTGAGTGCTTGCTGCGTACCATGACAAACAATGGTATGATAATTATGACCTTTACTCCCTTGATGGGAATGACTGAACTGATTTACACTTACATGGAACCTGGAAAGGAATTGAAGTAATGCATTATAAGAATGGTCGTGAAGCAAAGAATGGAGATAAAATTATTCAGTTTGCAGAAGGACAACTTCCTCAAGTTGGAATGCTTCATAGCGCTGTAGCAGGTAATGACTATTGTAATGGTCGTCTCGCTATAATTACTCCTAATGATGCCTATGTAAATCTTAAGTCTTGTCTTCATATCGATGATGTAGAGATTGTCGAAAAGAAACATGAGGAAAGCAAGTAAATGTCACGGTTCCTGATTCAACTTGATTGGGATGACGCTCCTCACCTTAGTGAGGAAGTTAAGAAGGAGCTTATGGCTTCTATCCCGGAATATCAGAGAGATGCCCGCTCTAAAGGTATTCCTCAGCTTGGGTCAGGAGCTATTTACCCTATTCCTAGTGCAGACATTGAAGTAGCTGATTTTGAGATACCTGAACATTGGGAGCGCTGGTATGGAATGGATGTGGGTTGGAATGCTACTGCTGTCGTTTGGTTTGCTCGTAATCCTGACACTGATGAACGATACATCACTTCAGTTTACAAAATGGGTAAAGAAAAGCCTGTTGTTCATGCCTCTGCTATTAAAGCAAGGGGAGCATGGGTCAAAGGAGCAATTGACCCCGCTTCTCGAGGGAGGTCACAAGCAGATGGTAACCAGCTGCTTCAAAGTTATCAAGAAGAAGGACTCAAGTTAGTCTGTGCAGACAATGCTGTTGAATCGGGTATCTATAAATGCTGGCAGTTGATGGCCAATGGACAACTGAAAATCTTCAAAAGCTGCATTGGATGGTGGGACGAGTTCCGGATTTATCGTAGAGATGAAAAAGGAAAAGTAGTTAAAGACAAAGACCATCTTATGGATGCTATGCGTTATGGTATCATGACTGAGAATGAAGTTTCAGATGTCCCAATTTCTCGTCGTCGCAAAGAAAAGGAAGAGTACCCAGCACAAATGGCCGGTAAGCATACCGGAAACGGTTGGATGGGACGAGTATAATGGCAAAGGTAAGAGACGACAAGGACATCGTAGAAATGTTCGAAGCTCAGTATACTCGGAGCGAGGACAAATTTTCTAATGTCAAAAAGAACTGGAAGGAAGACAATGACTTCTCGTTAGGGGAGCAATGGGATGAAATTTCTAAGAATCTCAGGACTCAACCTGGTCAAGAAAGACCTTGTCTCACTGTTAATAAAATTGACCCACTTGTTCATAGAATCGTTAACGAAGCAAAACAACAGAAGCTGGAAGCAAAAGTAAAGCCTGTTGATGATGTAGCTGACCCCGATGCAGCCATTATTCTTGCAGGATTGGTAAGGAACACTGAATACGTATCAAATGCAGTTCGGGCCTATATGTGGGCTTATGAATGTGCAGTACGAGCTGGTGTTGGTTATTTCAAAGTTGTCAACGAGTATGAGAGTGATGACTCCTTTGAGCAAACTGTTCGAATAAAGCGTATTAAGAATCCTCTTTGTGTGTCTTTTGACCCCGATGCCGACCAACCTAATGGTAGCGATGCTACTTATGGTATTGTCTCTGAAGGTATAAGTGCCAAAGCCGCCGAAGACTTGCTCAAAGAGTACAAAGAAAGCAAAGAAATCATTATTCCCAATAAAGAGATTTGGGGCAGTGATGAATCTGAAGTAAAACATGGTGAAATTTGGTGGCAAGAACAAGAGCCAGATGAACTCTTCTTGCTTAAAGACAATTCAGTAGTTCGTAAGAGTGATATTACCAAAGAAGCTCTCGACTTCATCAAAAACACTCCGGGGATGATTGTTAAAAGTCGCTCCGTTAATAAGAACACCATTAAGTACTCTGAGCTCTGTGATGGTAAAGTCTTGCAAACCCTGGATACCAATAGCAAGTACATACCTCTTGTTAGAATGATTGGTCGAGAGGGTTACATCAATGAAAAAATTGATTTCCGTGGTATTACACGAAATTCGATGGATAGTAATCGCATGTATAATGTTATGTCTTCTCTTCTCATTGAGAGGGTTGGACTTGCTCCGAGAGCTCCGTATATTGGTGCGGCAGGGCAGTTTGAAGGGTATGAAGACCAATGGCAAAATGCCAACACCAAAAACTATGCGAAGTTAGAGTACAACCCTATTACTATCGGAGGTAACCTTGCTCCTCCTCCCCAAAAGAATGACGCCTCTTCCGGTGACCCGACGATAGAGCGATACATGATGATTGCATCTAAAGACATACAGGATGAATCTGCTATGTCTGATGCGTTCATGGGGAATAGGAGTAATGAAACCTCCGGCGCAGGTATTAAAGCTCGTTCCGCACAGTCCAGCACTGCTACCTACGACTTCTTCGACAACTGTTCTGACGCAATTGAGCATGGAGCACGAATCTGTATTGACATGTATCCACGCATCCTTCGCAAAGACCAAGTAATCCGTATCATTGGTGATGATAACAAACAACGTGTTATCAAGATGGACGCTTTCGAAGCTAAAGATGGTAAAGTTAAGCCAATCGACTTAACCCTGGGTAAATTTGACGTTGAGATTAGCGTATCTTCTGGAGATAAGACTCGTCGTGAGACTGCAATTGAGCAATTGAGTTTCGTACTGCAGACTAATCCAGAAGCGGCTTCTTTGATTATGGATGTCTTTGTTGGCAACTTGGACATTAAGGATGCAGATAAGATAGCTAAGCGCTTTAAGGCTATGTTGCCTCCTAAGGTTATTGCTGCAGAAGAAGAGAATGAAAAGGACAACCCAGAACTGGATGCTCTTCAAGCCCATGCAGAAGAGATTATCAGCCAGCTTAAAGCACAATTGGAAGAAATCAAAGCTGCACTGCAAGATGCTGAGCTTAAGTTGAAAATTAAAGATGGTGAACTGAATATTAAGCAGCAAGAAGTTGACCTTAAAAAGGATGAACTAAAGCTTAAGGAAGTTGAAGTTTTCGCTAAAATTGAGCAAGATAAAGTTGATGGAGAGAATGAAGGCAAGGAAGAGGGTCCTGCTCACGAAAAGAAAGAGACTAAGAAAGAAGAAAAGTCTGAAGATGAAATAGACCATCCTACTCAAATTCAGTACATCATCAATAAAATGCAACAAGATGATGAAGAGATGGTACAGATTCACAAGCAATTAGACATTATAGCCGATATATTGGAAAAGCTCCAAGGCGGCAATGGAAACGCACCTCAGGTCCCTACCCAACCAGAGAACGCGACGACCCAGGGTAACGGTCTACCTCCCGCTGAGGCTGAAAATAACGTTGGAGCAATCTAATGGCTAATGAAGTAGTTGAAACAAGCAAAACCGAAATTCCTGCGGCTGAAGGTCAAGTACCAGAGGTCAAGGTCGAAACTATCGAAGGAGAAGAACAAGAAAAGGTCGAAAAAACCGAAGCTGAAAAAGAGCAAGAGAAAGCAGAGCATGAAAAACAAGAGAAAAAGCAAAGCCGTCTCGATAGGAGGTTTAAAGACCTTACTACGAAGGTTCGTACTGCGGAAGCTCAAGTCAATTCCTGGTCTGAGACTCTTCGCGAGATTACTGGAGAAGCCCCCCCAATTCGTTCGGAGTTCGCAACAACCGAAGAATACCAAGACGCGGTAAATGATTACCGTGAAAAGATTCGTGGTCCCAAAACGATGCTTGAGCAATCGCAAAGGGAACATGCCAGGGCCGATTCGGAATTAAGCAACGCTCTTATTGAGACTTGGGATGCCAAAATAGATGCAGTGAAAGTAGAACACCCTGACTACACGGAAGTGGTTAGTGCTGCTAAAGTGCCTATGCATCCTATGACTCAGAAAGCTATTCTACGTAGCCCTCTTGGTGCGAATATTGCCTATTACTTGGCAACTAACCAGGACGAGGCTATGGACCTCTATGAACTTTCTCCTGAGGAACAAATTCTGGAAATCGGTAGGCTTGAATCTAAAGTTCAATCCGGACGAAAAGTAGTTCCGGCAACTAAGACCAAGCAAAATGAACCTAATCCACCTGCAGGTAGCTCAGTGAAAGCTGAAGGTGCCGCACCTAGTAAGAAAGACCCTTCGAAGATGACCTTCGATGAGTTTAGAGCCTGGCGTGCTAAAGGTGGAGGACGGTAGAAGAAGGAAAAATGTCTCAGACTCTACTTAACATTGACATGCTTACCAGTGAGGCTCTCGATAAGTTCGAGAACGCTCTTGAAATGGGAAAAGTTGCAGACCGTCAGTATGAAGATTACTTTCAGAAGACCGGCGCGAAGATTGGGGACACTCTCCGCGTTCGTGAACCTGTTCGTATGGCAGCTGCTACCAGTCGTGCACTTCAAGTGAATAACATTCAGGAAAAGAACAAGTCGATTACTGTTGCTACCCAGAAGCAAGTCTCCTGGCCGTTCAATAGCTCCGATATGGCTCTGACCCTGGATGAATACTCTTCGCGGTATATAGCTCCGGCTACAGCTGAGTTGGCCTCTCAGGTTGATTTGCTCGGCCATGCAGCTGCTTTGAATGCAGTATATAACCACGTTGGAACTCCTGGTACCGACCCCAACTCGGCTCTTACCTGGATGCAGGCTAAGGCCAAGTTGAATAGCTATTCTGTACCTAAGGATGGTGGGCTTATCGCTCTCCTGAATGAAAATGCAGAAATAAGCACGGTTGATGCACTTAAGGGTTTGTTCAATGCTCAAGGGAAGCTCGCTGCTCAGTACGATTCCGCTGAAATGGGTCGCGCTCTCGGTTTCGACTTCCGTATGACTCAGAACATTCCCAAGTTCACCAATGGAACGGGTGTTGCCTTGGGAACCCTGAGTGCTACGAAGACTTCTGGTACGACTATTTCGGTAACTGGTGGAACGGCTAATGGAGTTGTTGCTGTAGGTATGATTTTTGATGTGGCTGATTGCTATCAGTATAACCTCGTCACTCGCACTCCTACGGGCAATCTGCAGCAGTTCTTGGTAACTACTGCTGTAACGCTCAGTGGTGCCGGTGCTGGTGACTTGACTGTGGCTCCGGAAATCATTACTTCTGGTAACTATCAGAATATGAGCACGGCTGGTGCAGTTTCTGGTAAGGCCGCTACGGTAGTTAGTGGTTCGACTGCTAGCGCTACGTATTCCCGTAACTGGGCTATGCACAATAAGGCGATTGCACTGGTTAGTGCTGATTTGCCTAAGGTGTCTGCGCCTGAGGTCAGCATCAAACGAGGCAAGAATCTATCAATTCGTATCATTCGTATGTATGACCCTCAGTCTGACCAGGAAATCTTCCGTCTTGATACGTTGTTCGGTTGGGCCGTAATGCGTCCTGAATGGATGGTCGGCGTTGCAGGTGCGGCTTAAACTTTAACAATTACTGAAAGGGAATAATTATGTCTGGTCCTAGTTCTACTCCGAATATTGCTCAATACATCGGCAATAGCAACAACGATGGTACCTACCTCGGACGAGCTGTTACTGATAAAATCGGTATGTATGGTGTAACGCCTATTGCTCAGCGTTCTCTCGCTGCTCAGGCTACTTCTCTTGTCGGCACTGCATCCTCTGCAGATGTAAACACTGACTTGAAGGCGGCTATCATCGAGATTATGAATACACTGACTGCAATTGGTGCTTGGAAAGGAAGTGCCTAATGGGTAGCGCCAACGGTAACGCTCTCGGAGTTCTTACTGACCAGGTGGTCTTTAAGTCTCTTGGAGTTGAATCTGGAGGCACTTTCGGAGTCTATGGCAAGACTCCGATTACTCAGCGTGCCTTAGCAGCCCAAGCTACTTCTCTTGTTGGTACTGCTTCCTCCACGGATGTTGATACCAACTTGAAAGCAGCTTTGATTGAGGTCATGAATACTCTTACGGCTCTCGGGCTGTGGAAAGGCTCTGCCTAATCATGAAGGTAGTTTTCTGCACTCCGTCTATCTCTGGTCCTACCAAACCCTACTTAGAGGCACTGGAGAAATCCATCCCGCTTATTAAGGAAGCTGGTTGGGATGAAGAATATGTACAAGAGGTCGGATGTCCCTATATATCTCATGCAAGAGCGACAATGACTAGAAAAGCCCTGGATGCAGGTGCAGATGTTATTGTCTATATTGATTATGATTTGTCATGGGAACCTAATGACCTTTTGAAGTTGATTCAAACAGAAGGAGACGTAGTCGCAGGAACTTACCGATACAAGAAAGACGAGGAGGTGTACATGGGTGCATGGAAGTGCAATGCCGATGACACTCCTCGTCTTACTAATGACCATAAAAATATTCAAGGGTTTAGAGTACCTGCAGGATTTTTAAAGGTTACTCGTAATGGGATTCGTCGAATGATGAAAGCTTACCCAGAACTTTGCTATGGTGACTTGGAAAAGCCTTCTTTTGACTTATTCAATCATGGAGCACATGACGGTATATGGTATGGAGAAGATATGGCTTTCTCTCGTAGGTGGACTGATATTAGTGGAGAGATAGTGCTTGTACCTGACTTGTCTCTTAATCACCACAAGAAACTTCCTGATGGGTCTTATCAAGAGTACAAAGGAAACTTACACGAATTTCTTATGAAACAACCTGGAGGAAGTAAACATGTTGACTGAAGTTTTTAACCCGAATATGATTAACAAGATTCAATTGGAGAGCAATGTTTTGACTGCTGGTGCAGCTAATTTGCGTCTTCCTGTACAGCCAAATTCAGTTCTTCGCTTAGTCAATGGCCATGCTACTCAGACTGTGCATATCAATTTTGGTGACGGTACTGAAACTGCAGTATCTGCACAAGATATGATAGTACCTCCTGCATTTGGAGTACTTCTTGTCAAAGTACCCGGGCAAGCAGTATCTATGTCTTATATTGCCTCTGGTGCAACCACTCCTCTTTACTATACTAAGGGTGCCTAATGATTTGCAATGACCTTATCTCCAGAGCTCTAAGATTAGTTGGCGCTCTCTCAACTGGAGAGACGGCCAATGCTAATGATTCCTTAGAAGCATTAGACGATGTCAATGACATGCTTGACCAATGGTCACTAGAAGACCTTATGCTGTACTATGACAAGGTTACTACCTTACCCCTGGTGGCTGGCCAAATCCAATACTCCATCGGTCCTACTGGAACCGACTTGGTGACAGTTCGTCCAATCGAGATTCTTTCGGCTAACTATCGTGACTCTCAAGACTTAGATGTAGGTGTAGCAGTAGTCTCAATGGAGAATTATCAACAAATAGTTCAAAAGACTACTCCTAACACTATCCCAAATACAATTGCATACCAGCCGACCAATCCGGATGGAACCCTTTATGTATGGCCGCCTCCTCAAGCAGGATATGAACTTCGGTTGTTAACCAACAACTTGTTCACTAGAGTCGCAGACCTTAGTGATGATGTACCCCTTCCGATTGGTTATAATGAATGTTTCTTATATGGGCTTGCAGAACGCCTCTGTATCCAATATGGTCGTGAAGAAATGCTCGCAATCATTTCTGAACGTTCTCGTATGGCCAAGATGAACGTCAAACGCAAAAACACTAAGAAAACGACGATGTCGATTGACCCAGCCTTCTTACCTCGTAGGTCTGGAACTTACGATATATATACGGATACCTAATGCAGTATACACCTTTCCCTCAAATCGTAGGACCTACCTATACATTAGCAAGCTTAAATGCTGCTTGCCAAAGGTGTGTCAATATGATGGTAGAAGGCATTGAAGGTGACCCAACTGGCAATAATTTCTATCTTCGTGAGACCCCAGGAACACTGGAATTTTGTAACTTACCTATTGGAGCGGATATTCTTCCGGGTATTAACCAGATATTTGTTTCTGGTAAAGGAAGAGTATTTTGTTCAGCAGGGAATGTAGTATTTGAATTGTTCGAAGATGGAACCTATGAAGCTTTGTTAATCATTAATGATTACACTACAGCCTTAACTCGATTTAGGTTTTCAGAGACTTTAGCAGGAATATTCTTAATTCCTGAACCAACGCGAGTAGTTGGAGTCTATACTCCAATGCTTTACTTTATTCCTTATGATGCGGCAATAGTCTCTTTTATTGCACCCTATGGAGCAGTAGGAATGCTTCCTGCAGGATTTTTGGGAGCTAGTTTCTTGGTATCTCTCGACAATTACTTGATTACCATTGTCATGGATGCTAGCACAGGGTTATTGACTAACCAATTCCAAATATCTCCTAATCCTTATGCTGGGTATATTGTACCAGCTGGAACTCCGGTAGCATGGGATGCAGCAAAGGTTTTCTCCGCAGAAACCAACTCTGACCCTATTAATGGACTTATTGTCAATGGAAGAGAGCTCTGGGTATTTGGGGCTTCAAGTTATGAGGTATGGTACAATCCAGGAATAACGATTAGCTCTTTTGAACGTATTAGGGATGCGGCATATCCTATCGGTTGTGCTGCTCCTTGGTCACTACAGTCCTTTCAAGGAAGTGTCTATTGGTTGGGTTCTTCCAAAGAAGGTTATGGTATTGTTTGGCAATCTCAAGGTCTTCAAGCTAAGCGTATTAGCACTACACCAATTGAACGCCTGATTCAAGGCATTACTGATATAACGGATGCAGTCTCTTGGGTATATCAAGGACCTGGGCATAGCTGTTATGTACTTAGTTTTCCTAGTGGAAAAGCTACCTATGCTTTTGATTTACAAACTGGAATTTGGCATGAACTTTCTTTTAGAGATTTAGATGCGAATATTGACTATCAACACCTCGGAACTTGCTCGGCTTTTGCATTCAACAAAACCCTGATTTCTGATTTTAGGAACTATAAAATCCTAGAATATAAGTTTGGGCAATACTCGGATAGTGGTGACCCAATAATTCGGTATCGTAGAGCTCCAGTAGTAAATGCAGGTCAGCGTAGAATTTCTTATCATAAGCTTGAATTCAATATGCAAGTAGGTGTTGGTTCAGGTCAAGCACTACCTGGGGTATTCGCTAATTACGATGAACATTGGACTTCAGCGAATATCAACTGGGATTACACCGGAGACTATAGTTTCTTTCAGGGGCAACTCTTTCCGACTATAGATGGCAGTGCTGCTTTTGCAGAGTTTACTCCTGGTGTAGATACTATGGCCTATCCCATTGTTACTGGAGACTATCTAGTAAATATAAATAACTTGTTTAATACTCGTTGTTTCACTCCTGGTGCCAATACAGCATTGAACTCTGTTTACTTCAGCGTAGATAATACGTTTACCCAAGACTATGTTATCGCTATTCTGAGTTATTTAGGAGGTACTTCTGATGATTACTTCCTGGAAATATATGGTGAAAAAGGAGGAGTTCCATTTGATGACTTATATAATCTCGGAGGAGCTCTAGCTGGTGAACGAGATTTCGAAGTAGACTTTGCAATAAGCGCAACAGGGTTTACTTGTACTGTAGATAATGTCTTGATAGCCAATTCTGCAGGATTTGATTTTCCAGAAATTGGGTTTATCATGGTTGATGCACAAAGAACTACTTCAGATAGACGTGGAGCAGTAAAGAATACTATTATCTCTTCCACAAACCCAGGACCTCTTCTTTATGGAACTGATTTTGACCCCGTAATGTCGGTACGCTGGTCAGATGATAACGGGTACACTTGGGGTAACTATCATACTGTTAAGCTCGGTAAACTCGGTGAATACAAAGACACAGTACAATTTAATCGTCTTGGTTCAGCTAAGTATAGAGTATTCGAAGTCTATTGCGATGCAGCAATACCTCTTCGAATTATCTCGGCAGAACTCGGAATAGAGGTTTGGAAGCACTAATGACTCCTTCACTGTCTCCATATCCTAGAACTAGTCCAATGGTCAATAAGACTCAGGGAATCACTATTGACTGGGATAAATGGTTCAATGGCCTTAGCCTGTATGTTACACGACTGCTTAATCGGTATAATGAACTGCGGTCGGGGATAACAACCCTGGCCACTGGGACTATTGTAGTTGCAAATACTTTGGTTACTACTACTTCTTATATTCGTCTTGCTCGACAAACTGCAGGTGGAACATTGGGGCATCTTTCAGTAGTGTTGAATCCAGGAGTAGGCTTCACTATTAATAGTTCTTCTGCTACTGAGACTAGTACAATCTTCTATGAAATAGTGGAGGCATTCTAATGGGTAGAGGATTTTGGGAACGGCAGTATAGTAACTTAGAAGACTCTATCGGGGATGTTGGTACATTTCTTACTGACCCATTTACTGGAGCATCTGGCAAAGAAGCGGCTAAAGATGCTACTGCTCATGAGTTAGCTGGGCTAGCTGATTCTAATGCTCTTCTTAAGCAAGGTTATGATAGGACTATTGAACAAAATCAGACTGGTCTGAATGCTGGAGCTTATGCTTTAGGACAGATGCAGGACCTCAATGGCAATGACAGATTTGCTACTCCTGCAGAATCTTTTAAAGGGAATACTACCTTTGGAGAACAGCAACCAGGAGAGTATGTAGACCCGGGATTTGATTTTAAAGCAGACCCTGGTTATCAATTCCGTATGAAAGAGGCTCAAGATGCAGTAAATGCAGGAGCTGCAGCAAGAGGCAACTCTTTCTCTGGAGATACCCTTTCGGCTTTGGCTAAGCGCTCAGGTGAAGTGGCTTCTGAAGAAGTAGGAAATGCTTTTGATAGATATAACACGAATAGGAATTTTGGCTTTAATGCTAATCAAGCAAAGATAGGTCAATTCAATACCAATCGTGGCGCTTTTCAAAATTCTTTAGATTCTAATCGAGCGCAATTTAATACTGAAGCAGGCACTCGTAGACAATCTAACAATGACCGATTTGATAGACTTAATGCCTTAGCTGGTTTCTATACGAATGCCACGAATAATAATACTCGAGCCGGTTCTGATTATACTGGTGGTATTGCAGGTAATGCTGTAGCAGCAGGACAAGCTAGAGCTAATGGTCGTATTGCTAGTCAGAATGCACGAGTCCAGGGTCAACAGAATATGGGCTCTGCTTTTAAGTTCCTTTCTGATATGGGCAGTAAAGCTGCAGCAGCAGGAGGTGGTTAATGCCAGTTAATTATGGTGCAATTCGCACAGTTGACTTATCTGACCTTGCTGATGGGCTAATTGCACAACGAGCAGCTAGGAAGGCTGCTGCTGAAAGAGAGCGCATCCGTAAAGCAGAGTTTGACTATCGTGCTCAGCAAGCTAAAATAGCCCAGGACTTCCGAAATGCGGAAGAAAAGCGTCAAAACAATGCAGAGACTCGAGCTCAAACTACTTTTGATGAAAGTAAAAAAGACCTAGTTACTAAGCGAGCTAAAGAAGAGAAGGATAGGATTAATTCTCTTCTTGGAGAACATGCTCAAATTATGGAAGCTCTTCCTGCTGAGCAGCAGGAAGATTACTATCAAGCCAAAGTAGTTCCGCTTCTTACTGAAGGCCAAACTGGACGAATCAATGTGCCAGAAGCTGTCGATGCACCTCCAGTGTTAGAAGCTATGTCACAATCTCCTGCTGAACGAATTGCTGCTAATAAAGCTGCAGGAAAAGGCAGCGTAGACTATGTACTGAAACCTAATGAAAATGGTGAATTAGTCTATATGCCTAAAACTCCTACTCCTACTATGAAGACTGGTCCTAATGGGGAACGGTATAGCGGAGTGACTGGACAGCCTCAAATGTTCCAAGGACAAGGAGAAAATGGCCCAGTAGTTATTACTGCTCCGAGAAGTGGAGCGCAACCTACTGCAGTTAGACCAGTAGCTCCAGCAACTGGTGCGCCTATAGGTCGCCCTAAGATTCCTATTCCCACTTCTGTTAAGCAAGGTATTGATGGCAATATCGAAAACCTTAAGGATATAGACAAGGTGTTATCTCTCCTTAATACTCCAGGCATTGAACCCAATACGCCTCTTTCTGCTTTAGCTGGAAAGTTTGGTAGCAGAGCTTATCAAGCAGTTAATCCTAAAAGCTTAGAAGCAAAAGCTTTGCTTGCTAAGATTAGAGATATGAAGATTTATGATGTGACTGGTGCAGCTTCTGCAGCTAGACAGGATGCTCGTTATCAAGAATGGCTTCCTAAAGAAGGCGTTTTTGGTGATGATAATAAGGCGCTTATTACGAAGTTGACTTTGCTTAGAGCCGATGCTATCGATAAGATTTCTAGAGCTAAGTCTCAATATGCTACTTCTGATTATAAGGCAGACCCTCTTTTGGGAACCCAGACTCAGCAAGCGCTTGTACCAGTTAAGGCTAAGCCTAAAGTAGTAGAGACAGACATTGATAATATGACTGAAGAAGAACTTAAAGCCTTCTTAGGAGAACAATAATGGCTGGAGCTAAAGGCTTACTTGCTTCTGGCAATATAGATTTGGGTACTAGACCTATTGTAAAAAATAAAGACGGGTCTATCAGTACAGTTAGGTCTATATCCGCTAATATAGATGGCAAAGAAGTTTTGATGCCTACAGTAAGTGATGATGGAAGGATTCTATCTAATAATGAAGCAATTGAACTATATAAGAAAACAGGTCGACATTTAGGAATATTCGACTCTCCAGAAAATGCTACTAGTTATGCAAATAGCTTGCATAAAGAACAAGAGGCTAGATATATGCCGGATGCTAATTTAGATTTACTTAAACTTAGGGCAAAAGCAAAGCTTAAGCTCCGTAACGAGCAACCAGTAGATGACTCTACTCTTATTGAGCAATTGCGTCCAGTTATTAAGAAGATGGAATCAGGCGGAAGATATGATATTCTTCATCCTAAAACGAAGTCCGGGAAGCAAGCCCTGGGAGCATATGGAGTTGTGCCTGAGTTCTGGTTTGACCAATTTCCTGAACTTGGCCTTAAATCTAGTGACCAAGCTTCTAAGGATAAATATTTAGCTACTCCTGAACTTCAAGACCAGATGTTTACTAAGATTGCTCAGAAAGGTGTACAAGCTACTGGAGGAGACCCAGTCAAGTTTAGAGCTTGGTACTATGGTGGGCCTAAAGCAGTAAAGAACTTGGAGAATGGTACTGGAAATGATGCTCAAGCTGCTTATAGTGATACTGGTGAAAAAATTGCCATGCCTTCTCATGCTGCAGATAGTCAGAAGTTTTCTTCTCTCTTTACTGGTGATGAAATAGACCCAGCAGCAGAACAAGAACTTAATAGCATGATTTTGGGTAACTCTCGTTACAAGAATAAAGACCCTAATGACCTAGCTAATCGTCTCTTTAATAATCCGGCTAATCAAGAAGAAGCTGTTCTTAATGCTCGTAAAGAAGCTATTAAGGCTCTTCCACTTAGAGAGCAAATGGGCTCTGGCATGGGAGCTTTTGCTTACAAATTCCCAGGCATGGGGAAAGTATCAGAACTAGCTGACCTAGCTCCTAAAGGCTCTGCTAAGAATAAAAAAGAAATAGTTGAAGATTACGAGCAAACTCGTACTGGTGGACAATTAGCAGGAGAGCTTCTTCCAGATGCCATTGTAGGAGCTATGGGTGGAGAAGCAGCTACTGCTCTTACTCGAGCAAACAAGATTGGTCAATTGGGCTTCAAAGGAGCTAAGGCACTCCAATATGGAACTCAAGGAGCTCTTCAAGGTGGTTTTTCTGCAGGAATGCATGCTGCTCAAGATGAAGGTTCTGATAAAGAAGTATCAGGTGAACAAGCTGCACTTGAAACTGGCTTGTCTGCTTTTGCTGGTGTCTTAGGTGGTAAGTTAGGAGATGGTCTCAGAGCCTTAGCTCCTAGGGTTCGTCAAGTCTCTGTAGGTGCACCTGCAAAAGATGCTTTTGGTAAGAATCCTATTAACTATGCTTCCAAGGAAGTAGAAGGTGTAGACCGTGTCACTCTTGCAAGAACGCTCAAAGCTGCCGATGAACGCCTCAAAACCCTGAA